CACCGGTCGGCATCACTGCCAGCACGTTTTGTGCCCCGCTGTCCCACTTGGCGCGGATGTCGTCGATCAGTTGTGTCTGGTATGGTCGGAGTGTGAGTGTCATTTTATGCCCAGCGCCGTCTTATGGCCACCAGTCGTGCGGGTGACGCCATACGCCATGAAGTGCGCCCGACCGGCGCTTGCATTTTGCTCGAAATCACAGGCCAAGATTCGCACGGTATTAACCTGCGCCTGAGCCAATTCCAGGGTTTCATACGGCCCCGCAAGAAAATAGACGCGCGGCCCATCAATTGCGGTCACGTAAAATTTGCGGGGGGTTTGGGGCATGTGGTTCATGCGCTATTACTATCCAGCCCGCCCTGGACCGTCAAGGTAATAATGGGTATTGACGGGCCGCGCCGCATCGGTTAAACAAATAAAACAAACCAGAGGAGACAGGTTAATGACAGACACAATGCCGATTATAGAAGCCCCCAGAGCGCTGCGGGAATATGGACTCGCCACGACATACCAACGCCTTTGGAGGGCCGTTGTGGCTGGCGAAGTGCCTGCCGAACGTGTCGGAAAAAAGTGGCACGTCCGCACCGCTGATCTGCCGATCATCGCTCAAATTCTTAAAAAATAGCAACCCAAACCGGAGACGAACCATGCAAATCACCTTTGACCCCCACAACGCCCAGGAATGCGCCACGATTGCCCGCTTGCTTGGCACGGCACCTACCCAAAAATGGACGCCGGTTAATGACGGCACGCCTCGGCATTTCCAAGGTGAAGTTACCCCGGCACAGCCCGAGACGGCACAGCCCGAGACGGCAACCGAACAGCCTGAGCCGACCACACCGGACCAGCCCGACACGGCACAGCCCGAGACAGACTGTCACGGCATGACCCACGACGACGCCATTCACAGCACGCCGGCCAGCAAGAACGCGGACGGATCGTGGCGGGCCAAGCGTGGTCAGAAAGAGGCGTATGAGGCGGCCATTGCAGCCGCTACGGGCAAGGATGCACCAGCACCCGCACCGCAGGGGATGCCCGTGCCGCAACCGGCCAGCGCCGCCCCGGCAACACCGCCCGCCCCGATTGACTACAAGACGATGGCGGAACGGTTCATGGCAAAGATGGCTGACCCGGACGGCCTGCCCGCCGAATATGAGGCGATCTATACCGCCCTGTCTATTGGCTATGACGATCTGGAAACCAACCAGACCAGCATCGCCCGGCTGTCAGCATACATGGACGCGGTGGACAACGGCGATGACCATGACGGATGCGTCCGCCATGCCATGAGCGCCTGAGCCACACAGGGCGGGCTGCAACAGCCCGCCTTTTACACGCAATTGGGAGATATGACTATGAAAAACGCTCACAATATCACTGACCGGTTTACCGGCTCGGTAATTTTCACCGCCGAAATCCAAGTGGCGGATGATGCACCGGAGGCACTCCGGCTCGGGGCTGCAACTGCGGTTGCAGTCGCAGCAAAAGCCGACCTGAACTGTGCCGACCTGCGCGAAGCCGACCTGAGCGGTGCCGACCTGCGCCATGCCGACCTGAGCGAAGCCGACCTGAACTGTGCCGACCTGCGCGGTGCCAACCTGCGTGGTGCCAACCTGCGCCATGCCAACCTGCGCCATGCCAACCTGCGCCATGCCAACCTGAACTGTGCCGACCTGCGCCATGCCGACCTGAGCAATGCCGACCTGCGCCATGCCGACCTGCGCGAAGCCGACCTGAGCGATGCCGACTTGGTCGGTGCCGACCTGCGCGAAGCCGACCTGCGCGAAGCCGACCTGAGCAATGCCGACCTGCGCCATGCCGACCTGCGCGAAGCCGACCTGAACTGTGCCGACCTGCGCGAAGCCGACCTGAGCGGTGCCGACCTGCGCCATGCCGACCTGCGCGAAGCCGACCTGAACTGTGCCGACCTGCGCGGTGCCAAGTCATGACGATTGAAACCCGGCCCAGCGCCGCCCACCGCTGGACGAAATGCTCCGCCGCGCCACTGTTTGCCAGCCGCGCCGGACCGCAACCGACCAGTGACCCTGCGCGGGAAGGCACCTGCGCGGCATGGGTGGCTGAATTGCTGCTGACCGACCGGCCCGTGGAAGTCGGTATGACGCACGAAAACGGATGGGAAGTTGACGCCGACATGATCGGTCACATGCAAGAATATGCCGACATCTGCCGCGCGGATGGTGGCGAAATGTGGGTAGAGGAACACGTCACGCTATCGAACCGCATTGCCGGAACGCTTGATTTTGCATCGCTGGCAAACGGCGTGCTGACCGTGCGTGATCTGAAATACGGCTTCCGACTGGTGGCACCGGACAGCCTGCAACTGATCGTCTATGCGGCGGCGATCTTGATTGCAGCGCCCGAAAAGATCGACACGATCCGCACCGAGATTTACCAGCCGCGCGGCTTTCACCAGGACGGCCCGCGCCGTTGGATCGACTGGACGCCCGATCAGATCCGCGCCAAAGCTGCATGGATCATCCAGCGCGCAGAGGAATGTTACAAGCCTGACCCGGTTGCCACGCCCGGCGATCACTGCTTGTATTGTGACGGCGCGGTCGGTTGCGTGGCGCTGCAACAAACCACGGCCACGGCGCTGGCCATTGCCGAGATGACAGGCCACCGCGACCGGACGCCGACAGAGATGGCGCAGGCCCTGCATTTTTACCGGAACGCGCTGGAAATTATCACCGCAGCGGCCAAGGCGACTGAGGTGGAGGCCGAGGCGCGGGCCAAGCGCGGCGAACGTCTGCCGGGCTGGGGCATCACAACCCGATACGGCACCAGCCGCGTCAGCAAGCCCCCGCACGTTATCAAGGCGCTGACCGGAAAAGATGCGACCAAGACCGTGCCGATGAATATCGGTGAGTTGCGCGCGGCAGGCTTGACCAAGGCGCAATTAGCCGTTATTACCGAACAACCCACCACGGGTTTCAAACTCGAACCGCTGGACCCGGACACCCTGGCCCGGCAACTTAACCGCACCAATGGAGGCACCCCATGAGCGACACACCCGCATCGGGACACAACTCAGTTGCAGGCGAGGAAATTCTGCAATTTATCGAACGATGGGAACGTATGAACGTTGAAAAGCGTGACATAGCCGACTGTCAAAAAGAAGTCATGGCCGAAGCCAAGGGGCGCGGATATGACACCAAAGTGATCCGCAAGCTGATCGCCGAACGCAAGCGTGACGCTGACGATATAGCCGAAGAAGAATCCATGCTAGAAATGTATCGGGAGGCGATAAAGATGCCGACCGGACCTCGCAACCAACCAACCAATGGAGACACATAATGTCACGCCACACCGAATACGGAAACAGCCCAGTCGGACGCCTTATCTCAGGCGATCCGTGGACCAAGCAGACCACCGACGCTAACAACCGGGAAATCCCGCCTGAAAAGCAATCATTTTGGTTTGCCGTGGCGATTGAAAAGAACGCCCCAGGCATGAATGAAATGCTTGGCCTGATGTTCAAGGCGGCGCAGGCCGGATACGGGCAGGCCCCGCAGATCATGGCACAGATCAACATGGGACTGGCCGCCACGGCATTTAGCTGGAAGATTGCGGATGGCGACGAAATGCGCGCCAACGCCACGACCGGCGAGCAGGAATTGCGCTGGAAGCACGGGCAGGGATGCTGGGTTGTCAAGTTTTCGACCACGCTGCCCATCGCATCGGCCAAGTTCATGGGCGGCGTGCCGACATATTGCGACCCGTCCGAAATCAAGCGCGGGTATTATGTTATGGTGCCGTTCTCTACATCGGCCAATGGCAATATGGACCACACTGCTGGTGTCTACCTGAACCCCCAGACGGTTTGTCTTGTCGGCTTTGGTGCTGAGATTGTCGGCGGCCCGTCGCTGGAACAGCAACTCGGCGCAGGTCCGGGTGAGTATATGCCAGCAGGTATGAGCCAGACCCCGCAACTGCCGAGCGGTGCCGCGCAGGCTGCACCTGCACCGGCCCCGTCCGGTATGCCCGCACCGGCTCCGACACCCGCCCCTGCACCGGCCCCGTCCGGTATGCCCGCACCGGCTTCGGTGGGAAACGCCCCCGGAACGCCGACGCAGCTGATCAATACGCCAAGTGGGGAGACTACATCCCCTACTAGCTACGGTGGTTACATGGCACCCCCGGCAACGGGCGGCGGTATGCCCGGCGCGTAACGGATTACAGGGCGGGCTGTCATGGCCCGCCCGTCACACACAACAGGGAGACTGACACATGACACAATTCGAACCCGGCGACCGAGTGACCCACAATCCGACCGGCGCAGAATGGACGCTGGCCCAAGTATACGGTTCATATGTGGTTCCAGCAGCCCCCACTCCACGGAAATTCGGGCTTGCCGGTGATTGCACGCTGATTTGCGCCTGCACCACGACAGAAGAGCGGGAAGCCTGCACCAGAGCGTGCGACGCTGTGGTGTTGTGACAGAGTGGAATGACTTCCCCTACGATCTGGAATCCTACCCGAACGTCTTTACTGCGGTAATCATCCACGCCACCAGCGGCAGGGAGTGGATCTTCGAGGTATCCGACCGGGTGAACCAATCCCGGCAGTTGCTTAATTTCATTCGCACTATGGGCCAGCATCCCAGCAATCGGATGGTAGGTTATAATAACGTCGGGTATGACTATCCGATGTTGCACGCTCTGTTGCGGTTTGACTCGTTTACCGCAGCAGACGCATATCAGATATCCATAGGCATCATTGAGACGCCGTGGAACGACAGGTTCCGCAATAACGTTTGGGCGTCTGACATGATCGTGCCGCAAGTCGATCTGTTCAAGATCCACCACTTTGACAATCAAGCCCGCATGACCAGCCTGAAACAGATTGAGATTGCATTGCAGTTGCCGCACGTTGCCGACCTGCCATTTCCGCCCGGCACGGTCCTGAGCGACGACCAGATACCACAGTTGCTTGGCTACAACAGGCACGACGTGGCCGCCACGCTTCGGTTCTGGCAAGAGTCGGCGGCAGCTTTGGCGTTCCGTGACGAGATGTCTGCCGCACTGGACCAGGACCTGACAAACGCCAGCGACAGCAGCATCGGATCCAAGGTGTTTATCTCGCGGCTCAACGCGGCCCAGCCGGGCATCTGCGGCAAGTCTGGATCGTGGCGGCAAACACCCCGCGGGCGCATGCCGTTGGCCGATTGCATCTTTCCCTATGTCCGGTTTGACCACAGCGAGTTTACCAGAATAGTGTCGTTTCTTCAGGACAAAGTTTTGAAGAACACGAAAGGCGTCTTTCAGGATTATGAAACTTTCATCTATCCAGACG